GAGGAGGAGGAGCAAATTTATTAGGATCTGGTAATTTGCATCTGAAAACTCTATATTGGTGTGCAGAAACTTTAGGTACTGTTATTTTGTTTTCTCCATTTTCTTTAACATCAAAATAAGGATGGCCAACCACCAACAAACGATCACTGCCTGCATGAAAGTAAACATCCGTTCCTGTGACATATTCGTCTGTGCGTAACACACGAGGCGTAGGTTTTGGTGGAGGTAGATACAGTGGACCAGCACTTGGTAACCATAAAGATGCCATCTGTAAAAAATTAAAGAAAGTCTAAACGTCTTTTCTTTTTAGGAGGATAAAATGCAGGATCTAAATAATAGTCAGCAGCATAATAGTTATAAATAGCTGGTATAAGAGGTACCTCAGGTTTAATATTAATCATTTCTGGTGTATAAGATTCACTGGGTAATATATCTACAATTACTGGTGAAATGCTTGTATTACTGTCAACAGTTGGAAAAAATAAAGTCTCCTGTTGCTCATCAGTTACTATGGATAAATGAGCATTATTAAAGTTTTCCTCGTATGTATCTTCTAAGTCATTTTCTGTGTAAGCTACATTTGAGTTATTAGTAATGTCTACTACAGTATTTTCTGTGTTGTCTATTACAGTTGTATTTGCTGCTGAATCATGAATTACAGTTAATTCTATAGTTTCTGGTTCTACTATTTCACTAATATCATAATAATAATGAACTCTTTCACCGATAATGGTACCACTCCTAGTTGCCATTGTTCCAGTTTCTCCTATTCTGCTGACTCTGACAGTTCTATTAACAGAAGACAATTGAGGCCTTCCTAATCTAATTACATCTCTGAAATCCTCATGAGGTGCAGCAGTAACTTGTGCCAAATCCCGCTCAAATTCTATTGTGACGTCAGGATCAAAGGCGGGATTTTCAAATTCAAATTCAACCAATTGTCTTGGTTGATTTAAAAATTCTGGGGCTCTGACAGGAACCTGGCGCGTATATTTATTATATAAGGACTTTGCTCTGGTAACTGCCCTTTCCAATTTCTGGATAGGTGTACTACTAGTTGGTTGCTCTTCTATATCAAATTCAGCAAAATCTAATCTGTCAAGCGGTATTTCATCAAATTGACCTACATATGTTCCTGAATAAGCAGGATCAACAAATATGTTGATATCTGTAACATTACTTTCTGATGTTGGAAACACAGTAAGTTCATGTACAGCAGTAGTGCTTGGATCAAAATAAACCTGAACTGGACGGTCTGGAATGGGTTGTGCATCTATGACAGCTACAGCCCCTTCTTCTGATGACACTACAGTAGGTGTAACAGCTGTGCCTCCTACATCTTCAGTTGGTGTAGTGACTGTATACAATTCTATTTCCTCAGCTCCCAAACCAGGACCAGCATCAGTAGCTGTGATGTTTAAATCTATTGTACCCTCTGATAAAGGCACTACAGATGGTGCTGCAGAATCTATAGGAATCAATTCTTTAGGGCCAATAGCATCTACTGTTATATTAGGCCTAGCAGGAGCTAAAGTGGTGGGACGGCCTGGCCCTACTGAGTCTAAAGGTCTATACCCTAGTGATCCTCCAGATCCTTTCCCCGAACCAATGCCTAAGTTACCAAAATAAACCAAGCTCCCAAACACTTTTAATAAAACATCTGCCCAAGTGTTTTGTTCATATTTATTTTTTACATCAGGTATGCAATCACCACCCCCAACACAATGCTTATATAATTGATCTGGAGATGCCCGTTTTCGTCTCACTTTTGACATTTTATAATTTGTCAATAGAACCAAACCAGTATTCTGTATTTTTTGGTATTGTTACACGGCCTAAAAATACATCTCGTTGTGTTGCACTGCTAAAAGCAAATAACATTCGCGCAGTACAGCTTTTATCTGCATTATTTTCAATAACCCAGTGAAATACAGTTGAAGCAGTTACATACAATGAGGCATGCTTTCCATTACATCTATTTCTAAAGCATTTTAATGTATTAGGACAACCTTGTAGCACTAATAAGTAGGGATCCCAAGCTTCTTTCTGCAGTCTTCCAAGTCTTGTAAGACCTTCTCGCGGTACTGTTGTAGATCTAGAGCCCACCTCTTCAGGAGATGGCGCACCACCGACTCGTCTTCTTCCTCGCTGGGGGGTTGCTCTGGTGGTTGGTTTTCCTTCCCCGCTTCCTCGTCGTCGTAGTCGAAGTCCTGTCGTGCTGGTGGGCGAGTCACTGTCGGTGTCGGAGTCGGTTTGTTTGCGCTTTCTAGATGTTTTCTGCTGGGATATGGTGTACGAGGGGGCTCTAGTTTCAGGCTCGGTTGTAGAACGCGTAGAACTGGAAACAGGGGCAAAAATATTTTCATTTTTAAATCTTACAGTCCATTGTCCTGTTTTGCCATATGTCACAGCATCTGAGTGGAAAAGTGTAAAATATACAGTATCTCCTGTTATTTCCTGATAAAATAGGCCATTACTATCAACTTGTCCTTTAACTTTGTGCCACTCAGAATTCTCATCTTGATAATAAATAAAGTCCCAACATATGTATGGAAATGCATTATTTTCATTATTGTCAAACAAAACAGTAACTGTAAACGGTTGCTTTTTAAAACAATTTTTTGGGTTAGTATTCATTAGTTCCGAACTCACTTCAGCTAGTGTCCAAGGTTCTGAACCATATTTTGAGTTCAATAAGCTGGTCAATAACAGTTTCATTTTAATTGCATCTTTAGCTTTATATTCTAAAACTGCAGCGACAGGTAATGGTTGCATGCCAAGTCTAGTGAACCCTTCCTTTCTAGCATAATATCCTAAAATGTTTTCCAATCTAACTGAGTCCCAATACATGATGTGGTCTCTTAAATCAGTGGACTCTTTTTCAATTAAATTCATCTGAATTTCTTGCTGTGCAGCAAAACGGTCGGTCAGAGTCTGTTGTGTCTCCATCGTCTTCAGTAAGTTCTAATTGGTTGAAAAACTTTCTAAAAAACATTGCCCAACATTGAGTAGTGATATTAAATAAAGGATTTCCTACATCATCAAAAGGCATTTTGTTAGGAAATTCAAAACATGTTAATCTACTGTATAAATACATTAACGTGGGTTCTTTAGGAACAACTACATTTGTGGTAATAAACATAGGAGGTAATTTAATTTGTTGTAAACTTTTATGTTTGACATCAATAGATACCAAGTTCCCATCAAAAGCATTTCTCATATACATATCTAAAAATGACCAACAACTATGAGTGGCATCATCTAAAAGTCCAACTTTTCCATCTATTAAAGGATTCAGCCAGAAGTGACTAGCTTTATTCATGTATGAAACAATCTTTCCTTGTAGTAACTTTATAAGTGTAAAACAAAAAAATGATTTACCAGTGTCTGGCGCTCCATATATAACAATGCAGCTTTTTTTTGGTATACATTTAAAGAACTGTTTTAACGCTATTAAAAACGATAAAAAATTAACTCCTTGGTACTTTAGGTATTTAGCTATAACTTTCCATTCATCACCATCTGGAACATCAGCACAACACTTTCGAATCCATTGCCCCATGCTCATATTTTTGAGTTCTTGTCTTTTATACATTCTAACCATATTAGCACAGTCTTTTACATATTTATATTGCTGATTACTTTGCAAAAATGCAGCTGCATTACTATTAACATCTGCATACTGAGCATAAAAAAAAGCTATTTGTGATTCCTCTAAGTAGTCGTTGTCATAAGCCCATTGTACCATGTCAGATAACTTAAATGTCTCTGCTGCTGCTAATTGGTGACTTAGTAATGTTTGAGAAGAAATCCATTGTGGAAAATCACCACTTTTAAAGCCTATTTTAGCAATAGCTTTTTGGTAAAAGTATAAAGCAGCAGCAGGACTTCTGTTTCTCGGGGGTTCAATTAATAACTGATGTTCATGAACTCCAAGAACAGCATTAAACAATTTACAAACTGTTTCTCTATTTTTAGTATTTTTAAATTCAATAGCATATAAAGCTGAAAAGTCAGAAGGTATAAGCTGCATATATTCACAATGTTGTTGTAAAGTAATTTTAGAAGCTTCTATGATTTCTTCTGCTACAGCAAACACCGCAACAACCCAGTTAGGGGTACAAGTTTTATTACTTTTAAAATTTCTAGTTAATTCATTAAACGAGACATTATACTTAGCTTTAAATTTAGTTAACAAAGTGGCTTTTCTATTTGCACTATGCAAAATGGCATAACTTTCCTGTGATATGTTAGATGAAGTTATAGGAGCACTAGAATCTACCTGTGTAAGAGAATGTGCAGTTTCATCGTCCCCTAATCCACTGTCC